TTCTTTCGGAAGCGCCTTGTGCGATGCAATTGGTACGACGGCCGCACTCACGGCCGCGCTACCAGATCTGGCGACTGGTAGAGATAATTTAGGGAATGTCATTAGGGAATCTATTTGTGGAGAAGATACTGATCAAGAACAAATTGATAACACAATCGTAGATATGTTCGCAACACTGGGCGTCGGTGGCGCTGCGTTAGCGGATACGGAGCAAGTAATGAGTTTCGCCGGCGATATTTCTGCCTCAGTGACCATGGAAGAATTAAGTAATGCTTTCTTGGGAGAACCCTCCAGTGAATTTTTAACAATTGTGGATTCCCTCGTAGAATATGAATATCCAGACTTTAGAGCTGGTTTGCAAAATCCTGAAGATATTGGTAGCTTTTTTGGAAATATGGGCAATCTGATGCCTGCAGACTTTAAAGACCAATTAAAGAACATAGCTGATGGCGCGGTTGGGGATAATTTGCCCGCCAATCCTTCATTGTGTGCCACTCCCGAACAATTAGAAGATTTTTGTGCCCTAAGGGCTGAAATTTTAGATGGTCGCGCGACCCCCGAACAAATTCAAAAATTGTGCGATAGTTCCACGGATCAAGCTTTAGACGATCTCAAAGATTTAAGCGATATATTGCAAAGTGGAGTTTCGTCGTATTTGGCTGATAACTTGCCACCTTTGTTTTCAGAGCCTGGATGTGACGATGGGATTTTACCTTACGAAAGCGACGAAGGCGCCGCCGTGGCTACTGCTGCTTTAGGCGGCATGCTGGAACAATTGAAAGTCGATTATGCGTATGACATGCTTGGAAACGGCCCAGGCGAAGGAAGATGGGGTTTTATTAACATGATTCTTTCCGATACTATGGGGAATCCTCTCACGGCACATATGCGCAAAGTAGACAATCGAAGAGCTTGGGTGGACTTTTTAACAGATACAAGTGTGGGCGATGATAAAAATAGCTGGTTTGGCGGCGGTGATGCGGACAATGGTATTCTCGTTCCTCGTGTGGCCCGAACTCAGCGTCAAAAGGGCGCCTTTCCCTATAAAGTGGCAGATTGGTTAGAGGATTATATGCAGACAAAACTGTCCCCAACTTTTACTTCCAATAACGAATTACAAGAAGCGACCAAATCCGCACCTGAATCTTTTAAGGATGCAGGAGTTACAACTTTTGGAGGCGATATCAATCTTCTGAAGCTGCCCGATCTGGGATATAACGTTGAAGTATCCGCTAGTTTTGAGAATGAAGAATTGACATACACGGCAGCTGCCCGCAAAGCTAACCCCGATATGACATTAAGTTTCCAAGACAATTGCAAAGGTTTGTGGGATACAACTTCGGTTTCCGAGATGTATTCTTATGGTTTTGATTTACAGTTTTATTTATCCGATTTAACCGAAGATAATGCCGGTTCCGCGTACAACCTTCCGACGGATAATGTTAGAATTAAAATTATGGATAGATACAATGTGTCTGCGCAGACCTACACAGCACTAGCGGCCACCGTTCCGGATATTTTAAAATTCTTTAAACCACTCCTTTATAAGGTATTAATGAAAAAGCTTACCCCTGACAATACCGAAATACAAGAGCTTTCCGACCGGAAATTTGAGTTTGCATCCAGTGACGCGACATTGGATGACATCGACTTAACCGACTACCCATATTTTTTGGCTACATTTGAAACAAAACAAGAGTACCTTCCACAGATCGTTCTTCTAGAAGAAATGGCTACCGACGATGGACAGACAATTAGCAAAACAAACATAAAGACAAGCTATGATGAAATCATGTCCACAATAACACAAAATTTTGTAGATCTTATATCCTCCAATTCAGCGTCCTTTTTATATGGCGCCACTTATGATGATTTATCTTACGATGATATCGAATATGTCATAGAAGACGATATAGGCTCTTTCCCCGCTGGCTCGCCTTATTACGAAGTAGAGATTCTGGATGATGACGGCAGCCTACGCAGGATTAAAAACAATGATCATATTATGGGCATAAGCAAAATGCAATTTATGTCGGGCTCCGATGAGAATAGAGTATATTATTTAGATCCTGGAACCTTTGGAGGCTCTTATATGAATCCTCCTCTTTATGTTAAACCTTTGCAAAACAAAGGATGGTTGGGCTTGGTAGATGTAATGTTCCCAGACCTCAGCCCTTGCAAGCCGTATAGAACTGATTTAATTGATTTTGAAGATATTGACCAGAAAATCGAAAATTCTTATCCCACGATTCCAGAAGATGAGCGTTTAAAATCAGATCCGGACTGTATAGTAGAAGTTCCCTACGCGAGAATTTTAGAGCGCGCTGGCTCTGCGGGCTTAGAAAGTATCATTACTGCCGCCATTCGAATATATGCAAGCGTTTACTTTATTAAATCATTGGCGACTTTTAGCAAATTTTCTCCTAAATTTCCTGAAGTTTTTAGTTCCATTTATGCGGCTTATATCGTGGAAGAAATGGAGGCGTCCTATAAAGATGCTCAAAAAGCATTTTGGGAATTTTTTAATCCCTTCAAGGATACAGAATTTTGGTATGCATTTTTAGAACAATCGGTGCAGCTATATTCTCGGCGCGTAGATAATGGAGAAATTGCCGATCCTCCGAGCGCTGTTATAGATGCGTTAGTGCGTCTTAACAATATGCAAGAAAAATATCAATATCCCTATAGGCCAGAACTCAAAGTGGCGAAAAAAGTAGGAGATGCCGGCCTCTTTGAAACTTTGAAAAACTATAGGGAAAGCAAGAATTTAGAGGCGATACAAGCAACAGAGGATGATGCTAAATTAGTATTGAAAGAGTTAGTCATAGAAGAGTTGAATAAGATGGGCGAAAAATTTGTTGAGAATCTTAAGATTATTGGAATGGCCCCTACGATTTACGATTTGAACTATTATTTACTTCAATATTTGGCTCAAGGTGGGGATGATTTAACCCTAGACCAAGAAATTAAAGAGGAATACGTAGATCTACCAACAGAGGGAGAGGAGCTGTTTACAAGCGGTAATGAATTTGCCCTCCCGGAGGGGGGTGAATATGTGGGGTATTACCACGTAGACACCGATGATGATGGTAATATCATTTATGTAACTGGAGAATTTAGTGGTGATGACGTTGAAGGCGGCGAAATTTTAACCCCCATGGCCAACAAAATTACGGTCACCATAGGAGATATTGCGCCTCTTGGGAGCGCCGTAGATTTAAGTGACATAACAAAACCTTTTGTCATCGAGAAATATATTTCCATAAACGGTAGCCCCCATGCCCCGTCAGATGCAGTAGATATTATTAAGGCAAATGACAACGAACTTAATATATCTGATGTTTATCCGGGCACTTTAGAATTGGTATCGGACGCTAACGGACAAATTGTTGGATTAAGTGGCGAACTCGGAGTTCGGTACGGACTCAAATTTTCCGCAATTATTAATAACACACTCGTAGGAATGACTACAGTGGAAGTGGATTCATTAGATGTGGGTATTGGGGTCGTTGATCCTTTTGAAGGCTCTAGCAAATTATTGTTATGCCTCCTTAACATGCTTAAAGAAGACGACAAATTTAAATTAGTAGCGCAATATATCTTCCCGCTAAAGAAGGTTGCCGCCACGATTGCCATTTATAATGGGCTTGCCTTCATGCCGGCCATTGGCGAAAAAATGGTCAAGAACAATCAAACGGTCGGCAAATTTTATGTTGATCCAGAGGAGGCCACCGGTTGGGACACTGGCCTCACAAAGAACACGATTTATACAAAACCCGGCGTAGCATTAACTTTTGATGGAGAAGGCCGCGCCGGCATATATCCCCCCAATGTCGTCGGACCAGACACCAATGTAGAGGATGTAACCAGCGGCACGTCATATGACGAAGAGGGCACCGAAACCCAATCGTGGGATTATACCCCAGACAGCGATAATATCCTGACGATCACAGATCCAGAGGACGGCGACGTGACGTACGACACCTTAGATCCCACAGGAGGAGGATGGACAAGCAAATTAGACCGCGACCCTGGCTTGTTTGGCGGCTTATTCGTAAAAGAGTGGGACAACTGGGATCAAACATTACTAAGAAATTCTAAAAGCAGAATCAAAAAGATTTTCAAGAGTTATTATAATGCCCGAGAATTTGAACCTGGCAAGGCAGATGATTCCGATAGCCCCGGAACAATTATTACGTCAGAATTTAAAGAAAGACTTAAGTCTCGTCCGGGCCAGGATCTATTACCGTGGTGGAGAAAAAGAATGCTTCGAACAAATCCGTTCAACGAAAGCGGAGAATTGTGCGAAAAGAAGGATTAGCGAATAATTATATAGAGGTAAAGTTATGAGTTCATTAGGAGTTGCACTTCCGCTGTCAGTTGATGACAGAGACGGATTCAGAATGATTAAGGACATTAAGACGCTAGCGAAGCAGAATTTAAAGATGTTGGTGCTTACTATTCCGGGCGAACGCGTAATGGATCCTAATTTTGGGGTGGGGATTAAAACATATTTGTTTGAGAATTTTGGCCAAGACACGATGAGCAAAATAGACACCAAAATAAGAGAACAGGTGAAAACTTATATGCCAGCCATTCAGCTTCGCAAAATTGCATTTTCAGACACTGATCCGGATAATAATTATTTAGGTCTTGTAATTATGTATTCTATTCCCGGTATCGGAACCACAGATTTATTAGAAATAACTACTTAAAAAGTGAGGGTTTTTAATGGCCGATGAACAAAAAAAGATAGTACCAATAGATTATACACATCGAGAATATTCTACTATTCGTCAAGATTTAATGGAGCTGGCTGAGCGATTATATCCGGACACGTTTAAAGACTGGAGCGAGGCTTCCTTTGGTTCTCTAATGGTGGACGCGGTAGCATATGTGGGAGACCAACTTTCATTTTACCTAGATTATAATGTGAATGAGTCTTTTTTAGACACAGCTTATCAATATAATAATGTAATACGCCATGGCCGAATTTTAGGATATAAATATCAAGGGCGCCCATCCACTTATGGAACAGTGGCTCTTTATGTCTTAGTGCCCGCCTCTACTACTGCTTTGGGCCCTGACACCAATTATGTGCCCATAGCGAAGCGAGGGTGCCGGTTCTCTTCT